GAGTCTGGCATCATTGCGCGACTCTTGCATAGTGGCGAGTTTCTGGGCCGCGTTTTCCGGCAGCCGGCGCTGCAGGCGCCCGGCGTAGAGGATGGCGGTGATGATCGCGAGGTCGTTCATCCGGCGTGGCCATACAGGCGTGAAATCCGGTTTGGAGGGCGGAAGATCAGGGTCCAACTGATCTTCCGCTGAGCCACGCCGGGGGGCGGTCCGCGAAAGCGGGCCGCCTGCCTGGACAACATAAGTAACGCGGCGGAATTTAGCAACATGGGCAATGCGGATCCAACTTCACCGGCCTTGCGCGGCAATCCCGAGGATGCGGCCTGGTTTCGCGAGATGCTGGTGAAGCTGGACGAAACGCAGGCGAGCATGGCGCGGCTGATGAAGCGCAAGGGCGACGACCGGGTCCCGGCGACAATCGAGCGCCACATGCGGCGGATGGCGAACGGCGAGGCGCGTGTATCGGGCGAGATGCGGGTGATCCTGACGATGATGCTACGCGCGAAGGAGCGAGCCGAGCGGCGATCACCTGCGCCGAGGCTCCCGGCGAAGGATGTCGTCTAACGCTGGTGGCCCCGCGAACCCGTTCGTCGCCCGCCCGCCCGAGGACCGGACGTTCGCCAGCGACGGCGGCAGTCCCGCCGCGGGCGAGACCGGCTGGGCGGTTTGTTTCGAGGCCAGTTCGGCTTCCCACCGGGATCGAAGTTTCGCCTCGTACGCCGCCGGGTCGGTGCCGATCTCGTCGTGCAGCCGTGCCGTCGCGTTGCTGTCGAGCATCCACTGGTACGGGTGCGGCGTGTTGTAGAGCTGTGACCACAGCCGCCCGTCCTTCTCGGCGCGTGTCTTGAAGTAGCCGACCTCGTCGTCGATCTTCTCACGGCCGTGCTTGTCGACCGCGAGCATCTCGGAGACGTTCAGCCGCTCGTTGAGCACCACCCCGGTCACGCGCTGGTGGTAGCCCTGCGGGTCCTGCGCCGGGTCGATCGGGACGAACGGCGGCGGCGCGGCGGGCGGCTCCGGCGGCGGCTTCTTCGCGGCCTCGAGCTGTTCGCGCAGCAGCCGCGCCTCGGTCTCGGCGGCGATGACCTTGCCCTTCCAGTCCGTCCTGGCGCGCTGGAACGCGTCGATCGGCACCGAACGCCCGTCGGTGGACAGCGCGGCCGGGTCGTCGTCCGGCTCGGCGGCAGGCACCTTCGCCTCGCCCTTGGCCTCCGGAGGCGCCGTGGATGGCTTTGCCTCCGTCGCGGCGCGTTCCGGCGGCGCCGGTTCCGCGGGTCTCTCCGGGGCTCCCTCGGGGGGCTGCGTCCCGCTGCTCAGGAATGCGTCAAGCTGGCTCTGGTTCTGGCTCTCGCTCATGGCCCATTATTTCCCGCTGTTCCGCCTGCGCCATCCGGCGGTGCCCCAGGGGGAGCCAGCGCATTGTGCCGGGCGATCATGACGTCGTTGATGCGCTGCACCGTCTGGTGGCGGATGTCGTTCGTCCGCGCCGCCCCCTCCGCCAGCTTCGCCTCGTCGACCGCCGCCTTGGCGTGCATCTGACGCAAAGTCGCACCGTCCATCGCCTGCTGAACCTCGGGCGGCACCACCGTCCCCGGATCGGCCGGCGGGTCAGGCGGCGCGCTCATGTCCACGAACCCCTGATGCATGTCCGCGATGTGATGCACACTCGCGTGCTGGCGCTCCTTGGCCAGCGCGAAGTCGGCCGCCGCCTTGCCCTGCGTCGCCGTGATGTCGGCCTGGGCCTTGTCCTGCGCCATCTTCTGCACGACCTGCTGCTGCTGCGCCGCCGCCTGCTGATGCTCCTTGAGTTGCTGCAGCAACTGGTCCTTGTTCCGCAGATTGGAGGCCGCGATCAAAATCTCCGGCGGGATCAGCCCAGGCTGCGTCCCGGCGAGCTGGATCAGCACCTGGAACTGCTCGGCCTGGATCGATGGCACATCAATCCCCTCCTCGATCGTGATGTCGATGTCCATGCCACCAATGTCGTTCTCGACGCGGATCACCTGCTCGAGACGCGGGTCACCCGGCACGATCTGCAAACGCTGCATCGCAACCGCGCGCTGCTGCTCGGGCATACCAGCCAGTTCGTCCATGAGCCTGACCGGCTGGTTGATGCCGACATACTTCGTCGTGCCAAGATCGTCGGTGATCCGCACCCACCGTCCCGCCGTCCAGTATTGCCGCGCGGCCATCCAGGCGATGGCATAGACCTTGCGCGACCACAGCCGCAGCGCGTCGGCGATCGGCTCGTTCTGCGCCGAACCACCCGCCTGCTGCGCCAGAATGGCGCGCCCGCTCAGTTCCCTGGGATCGCTGCCCGACATCGACGCATTCGGCCCACTGGCCTGCATCTCGGCCGTAGCATGCTGCAGCAGCTTGAACTGGCCCTCCGCCAGCTGCGCGCCGTCAGCGATCTCGAACTTAAATCCGGGGTTCACGACGACCATGCCGTCCGGCCGCGCGATCTCGCGCCGCGCCTTGTCGACGTCCGTCACCGCGCCGTCTTCCAACACCACCTGCTTAACGCTCAACAAATGCAGCGCCTTCGACCGCCGCTTGTTGATCTCGTCCTGCTCGCTGATCAGATCCCGGACCATCCCGAAACGGTTGTTCTCGCGGTCGATGTAGGCCGAGGCCATGATCAGCCCGGACGCCGATTTACCGCGATCGTCGAGGAACGGCGAGCGCGAGGGCTCGGCCAGGAACCCGACGCGCGTCAGCGTCGCCGTCCACCAGACATTCCTCTCGTCCCAGTGGATCTGCACCACACGCACGCGCTCGCGGCGGCTGTCGGTCCATACCACCGCGTCCGGCCGGTCGCCGTAGCCGCCATACACGCCGCTGTTGCCCGAGAACGTGTCGCTGATCAGATCCCGCGCCTCAGGCCACATCTCATCGGCCTGGTCACGATCCATCCAGATCACGATCCCCTTGTAGCGCGCGTCACTAAAGTCCCAACGCCGCGAATGGATGTCCCAGAACAATCGGTCATACGGCACCTGCGTGATCGTGATGTCGGCACCGCCCTTGCCATCATCCTCAAGCCCCAGTTCAGCCCCACCCACACCCTCGACCAACAGGTTCTCGTAGACGGCGCTGCGAATGACCGGGAAATCGTTGTCGTCAGCAATGTACCTCAACCCCTGCGTCGCCGCGTCGGCCTTGTCGTCGTCCGACGGGTTGCGGGAAAATGCCTTCGGATCAGTGCGGCTCTTGCGCTCCAGCCCGCACATGAGCTGCACCTTCCGGCTACAGTAATTGATCGTCACGTCCGGCTGGCCGCGCAGCTTGAGCGCCTCCAGTTCCTCGCGCGTCCACTGGTAGCCGCTGACATAGTCCCGATCCCGCTGCGACAGCCGCCGCCCGTCCGTCGTGGTCAACTCGCATTCCTCAAACCAGCGGACGAGTCTGGCGTGCAACTCGTCGAGGTCGCGCGGATACACGCCAGGATCAGCACCCGGCCCAGGCTGTGGGCGCGACGCCTCGGCGGCCTCGGGCGCCGTCGGCGGATCGGGATACAGGGCCTGGCTCATGGCACCGGCCTCCTGCGTTCGTCTTCCCGCGCCGCCGCCATGACAATCCTGACCCAACCCTCAAGAGCCGCGATGCGCTCCTGGTAATTGCCCCAGCTGGCATAGTACGCGTTCTCGTCAATCAACTCTGCCCACTTGCGGGGATCAGCACCGAGTTCATCCGCGAACTGTGCTCGCAACGCGTCCCAATCCCCGCCCGTCGCCCGCAACGTCCGCTGCAGGTCCATGTTACGTTTGCTCCAGTAACCGGGCGGCCGCGGCGTCTCCTCACTCATGGCACCGGCCTCCTACGCTCATCCGCCCGCGCCGCCGCCATCGCGTCGTCCAGCAGCGAACGCAGCCACTCACGATCCAACGTGAAGCCCGGAGTGCCGGCCGCACGCGCCAGCGCCGCGTCGGTCCAGATGTCAACATCGGCTCCGGCGGTGCGGATGAACTCGCGCCCGGTCATTGTGATGTAGTCGGGTTTGTCGTCGCTCATGCCACCCTCCAGTCCCGCGTTTCGGTGTCGCGGCGGTTAAAGGCATCGTTCCAGCTGTCGCGGATCGGCACGACCGTTGCGTCTCTGACGTAGGGCCTGCTCATAAGTCCGTATCTAGTTGCGTCAGCGCAATGGTCCTCGGACTCGGTTTGCAGATCCTCCGCCCGGCTCGGGTCGTGCTGCAACGCCGGCAACGTGCGAATGAGGTTCGTGCTCGTGGCGAAGAACACGACCATCGGGCGGCCATCGCCGTCGCCTACCAACCTCGCCCGCACCTGATCCCATCCGCCCATCGCGCCACGCCCGGGCACCCGCTTGTTGTCCGCCGGCCGCCAGATCACCCGGCGCAACGCCATGCGCTGCGCGATGCTCGGCCCCCCGTCCTCGGCGAAGATCGCCGGATCAGCCACGCCGGTGATCACGCCCGTCGGCGTCGGATCATCCCGCTCCAACGCCTTGATCGCATCCGCTACCTGCTCAGCCGTCATCCGCAACCCGACGTTCGGCTCGCCCGGCTTCATGCCGTAGTATTCCCGGTAGTTAATGAGCGCGCCGCGCGCGAACTCTGGCATCGATCCGTCGCTCACCGCCCACCACTGACAGGCGAACGGCCGCGCGCTGCCCCAGTCGAACGAGCGGAACCGCGCCCAGTGCTCAGGAAGCACGCGAGGAGACACCACGTGCCGGGCACTGTCCCACTCGCTGAAGAACGCGCCGGCGACAACGGAAAAGTCACCATAAAGCCAGGCCCTGACCAGTTCCGGCGAGCCGGACGCCTTCAGGCGCTGGATATAATCCTCTCCAAGATAGGCGTTATCCGTCACCCTGGATGGAATATAAATCCGCTCCAAACCAGTGTCTTTATCAGCGATGATCTTCCAACCACGCGGCGCGTCGTCAATGTAACGGGCCTTCACCCATTGATGCCCGCTACCACCTGGGTTTCCCGTCAGGCGGATACCAACCGGCACACCGGCGCCAGACCGCAAAGTCGCCATGAGCTTGAAAATCGGCGCCGGGGACGGGAACGTGCCGCATTCCTCCACATATAGCCTCGTATTCTTGTTGATGAGGCCGGTCGCGCTGATGTAATGATTGGCACCTTCTACAGTGAGATCAGCAACCAATGCGTCGACGTGTCCAAGATATTCCATCGTTCCACAAATTACCGATTCCACAAGATCTCGTTCCTCGCCGGTATAAGGATGCACCCACGACAATTGTGAGGGGCTATATCTACGAATGGTGTCCAACCCATCGCTTTGCGCTCTACGGCATGGTCCACCAGCATCGCCTGATAATGGAGATGCACCTGGGGCGATATCTTGAGCGGAGCGAACGAGTCCATCATCGGAACCACGTCCGGAATGATAACGATATGTCAAATCTGGAACTGTTCGCCGACCATTCCCAGCATATGAGAGCCCACTGGCATGGGAAGGGACGGCGCGATCCAGCATTGATCGAACGCGTTCGGCAAGTAGCCGCAGACCAGTCAATCCCCATGGCAGAGCTTGGGATAAGCTATGGAGCGCTCTCCCAAATATGCCGTGAGAACGGCATTCTCTGGCTGTCTCGGGGATATCGTGGGCGCGTCGCCGGACTGACAGAACGGACGGCGAGTGAAGCACTACAGGGACGCACCACGATGGAAGCCGCCCGCATCCTGGGCGTCCATCCTCAGACGCTTTATAATCGCTTCGACCATCTTCTGACCAAGCGAGCCAGCCCGGGAGTTCTTGACCCCCACCGTGAGGAAGTGCTCCGGTTGCGCCGCATCGAACGGATTCCGATTGCCGAAGTCGGACGACGCTATGGCGTGTCTGAGAATTGTGTCCAGAAATCAATCCAGCGGTGGTCAAGACAGGATGCCAAACAGGGTGGTCCTGGTATCCCAGCAACCCCCCGCCTGCGTCCCGGACCGAAACGCGGACACAAGCGGCTAGGTAAGGCCTGGTAGTGGCAACCACGCGGCGCGGCCCCTCAAGCGTCGCCACCATCTCTCCCGCCTGAATAGCCTCGATCGGCTTGAGCCCGCCATCTGCCATACGGATGCCCGTGCCAACCGCCACACAGTATCCGTGGCCTTGGTATTGATCCGCGTCAGCATCACGCTCCAGATACGCGAACGTCAGCCGCGCGCCATTCGGCATGGTGATCCGCATGGGCGAATATGTCGTTGTCGCGCCAATCTTCGCATATACGCTCCTGGCCTGCTCGAACAGGTCTAATAGTTCAACACGTGTGCGTCGGACCATGAGGCCAACAGCGTCCGATCCATACCGGTCGCTGTGTAACGCCCAGTCACCTATAACTCCCCAGGACTTACCGCCACCTCGGGCTCCGCCGAAGAAGATCTCGAATACCGGGCAGCCGACGAACGCGGTCTGCGGCCCCGGCTGCGGACTCCATGCGGTCGGGCGGTCATCGGCGATGGATTCACTCATGGCGCCGCCGTTTCATTCGGTGCCGGCAGATGAGGCAGCGGGAGGTCATCGTTTCTTTCCAAGCCGAGCCCGCGCATAGTCCTTATCCATCATCGACGGCTCACGCTTAAAATCTTCGGGAAACAACCCGTTACTGCAATGCGGGCACGCCGGGACCATGTTGTGTGACCTCCATGCCTTGTCGATTTGCTTCGCCGCGATCGAACGGACCTGAAACTGTTCGGCTTCGATCACCGCCTTTTCACGCCGTTTCAGGCTCTCCCACTGATGACACGATCGTTCGGCCAGCATAAGGAATGCGTCGAACGCCTCGACATTGTGTTCGCAGTCCCTGCACCAGACGCGCCGCTCTTGCTGATCGTAGACAAGTCGAAGGTGCGGACATACCGAGCGAGCGCGGCGTGTCATGCCGCGAGCAACGCGCACGTCGCCGAAGTCTACAACCGTAAAGCCGTGGAGATAGTCCAGCGGTTCGATTGGCGGGTCGCGATCGTCCGTGTCCATCAGAAATCCACCCCCGAAGGCACCGTATCAGCTACGGCGAACAGATCAGCCATCCCACCGTCCGCCAGCGGCTCGTCGTGCCATCCCGTCAGCAACGTTGTTCCTGCACCTGAAATATGCGATATAATGCCGCCATGACAGCCAAAAACCGCATCCTCGTCCCGTGTGCCGTCTGCGCCATGCCGTTCGAGACCACGCCATCCAAGGCCAAGATCCTCAGAACGTGCGGTGTCGTGTGCCGTTCGACGTATCGCAGCCAACTCCTCACCGGGAACCGGCACAGAGCGGGCCATATCCCAACCAACAGCTTCGTGAAGGGTCAACGCCCCTGGAACACCGGAATGCGAGGCATCCACTTCTCCCCCGCCACTGAGTTTCGCGCAGGCGTCCAGCCGATCAACCATCTGCCCATCGGCACCGAGCGCATCAGGAAATTCAGGCGCACCGGTGGACAACGAGCCTTCGTTAAAGTCGCGGAACCCAACAGTTGGCACCTGCGTGCTTTGGTCGTCTGGCAGGCGGCTCACGGGCCTGTCCCGAGGGGGATGGTCATACATCACGAGGACCGCGATCCGCTGAATGACAACATCACGAACCTGTCCCTTCAAACAAGGGCATCGCATCTGCGCGAACACCGTGCCGAGATGGAAGAGAAACGTCGCCTCGCACTCCAACTTGCGCGAACAACGGGCCGTCTGAAACGAGCCGGTCGAGGCTCATCTCCAAATAAACCGGGTTGAGATCGATGCCGATCGCATCACGGCCAAGGCGATCCGCGACAAGACAGGTCGTGGCAGCCCCACAGAATGGATCAAGCACAGTCCCGCCGGGCGGACACCCGGCACGTATCAAGGGTTCCACCAGCTTTGTGCTGAACGTCGCGAAATGCGCGTTGGCGTAGCCGCTCGGGTTCACGTCCAGCGCCAGAGGGTGGCCGTCCTGGTCGCTGATCAGGCCGTGCGGCGCGGTCAGGCTGTCGTAGAACAGGTCGCTGTTGCGGAAGTTGCGGGAGGACGGCAGATCGCTGGCCGTGGCGTTGTGCATCGCAGCCTTGGCGCTGCTGTTGGCCCGGGTGCCGTTTCCAGGCACGTCCGCTTTCTGGCCGTAGCCGTTGCCTTGCGCATGAGCGTTGCCGGATGGCGCCCGCTTCACCGCCTCAGCATCGAAGAAATACCGCGCCGACTTCGTCAGCAGGAAGACGTATTCCACCGCGCTCGCCGGACGATCCGTCACGCTCTCGGGCATCGCCGACCGCTTGACCCACGGCATCTGGCTGCGCAGCCACCAGCCGTCAGCCTGGAGGGCTATGGCGAGCCGCGCGGGCATCATCTGAAGCTGCTTGTTCGTGTGACCGTCGCCGAGGTTGACAAAGCAAGTTCCATCGTCGCGCAACACACGCCGAACGCCCCTGAACACCTCGACCATCACCGCCAGGAACTCGTCCGGCGTCGCCTCAAGGCCGATCTGGCGATCGATGCGACGCGCGCCGCACTTGCCGCAGATGCCCCCAAACGTCGTGCCGTCGCGCTCCGTCCAACTCAAACACGACCGCATTCCCGTGCCGTCCTTCCGACCGCACTCGAACTCACGCGGAGCCTGCTTCGCACGCTTGTGATCACACCCCGCCTCACCGCCTTCCCAAGTGCCGGTGCCATAATCGCGCAAGCCCCAATACGGCGGGCTGGTCACAACGCAATGCACGCTGCCCGGCACCAGCACCGCAAGCTGCTCGCGAACGTCGCCCTGAAGCAGGCGGATCATAACGTAGCCGCATCGGAGATGCCCAACGCATCCCTGGCGATCTTGCCTACGCCCTCGACGGCGTGGCGCATGGCATGGGCCGACAGCCGGTCCAGCGTCATGCCATTGGCCGTCAGGACAGCATGCGCCCGCGCCAGATACGCGGCATCCGGCTCGGGGAACACTGACAGCGGGTAAGCCTCGGACCAGCGCACGATGCTGTGCAACGCCGCTTCCATGCGCTCGCGCTCGCAATCGCGTATCATAACGTATTTGCAACTGACATGCGTGATACGCCTGCGGCTGTAGTGTTAGTTGCGTTTACAAACCTCGGATGTGTCTTCAAACCCTCGTTTGAACGAGTGGCCGGGTAGTTTCGCACCGGGCTAAACATGCCTGCCATGCGTTCATGACACTGGTTTCGCACCGGGCGTAACGCTATGTTCTGGTCATCGAAACACGCAACGGAGTGACCCAGATGACCAAGACCCTGATCCAGATCCAAGACCAGTTCATCGCTTCGATGCTGGCTTGCAAGAACATCAACAAAGCGCGGCGCATCCATACGACGACCCGCCTGGCGCTGACGACCAAGGGATACACCACGGAAGAAGCCAACCAGATCATCGCGGACGCCAAGGACATCGTTGCCCTTGAGCGTCGCGCGGCCACGACGAAACGAGTGGCGGACGCGGTCGCACGAGTTGATGCGATCCTGACGGCCTGAGCGCCGCTTCCCCCACCACACACCGGAGACAGAACGATGGACGAAGAAACGCGGGGCTACTTCGACGGCGTCATGAAGACGGTGAACACGAAGCTCGATGACATCCTCGACAAGCTGTCCGTCGTCAGGAAGGACATCGAGAACAACCAGGGCCACATCGTCTACGCGCTTGAGGACAGCCTTTCGCTCGGAAAGCGTATCACGAAGCTGGAGGATGAGATCCGCCGCCTGAGGCCGCTCTGATGGCCCGCCCGCGTCTGGACCCTGAGCGCGTGCTGACGTCGGCCGAGCGCCGCGACCGCAGCCGCGAGCGGCAGCGCCAGCGGCTCGAGGCGTGGCGCGCTGCTCTGGAGCGGATCGCTGAGGCCACCCGGCTCGACGACGCCCGGCAGGCTGCTGTTGAGGCGCTCGCGGCGGGCGACTGATCATTTCACCACCGGCGGATCGCGCGGGGCCTCGTTGAGGGGTTCCGCGTCGATCGTTTTCGGCGCGTAGATCGCCAACCACTGTTCGGTGCTCTCGCAGGCTGCTGGCGCGCGGATGACGTATGACAGCGGGCCGCCCTCTGGTCCGGTGATTTCCTGCGCTGGTTTTCCCCAGCCGCGATCGAGCAGTGCGACGGCTGCCTGAACCGCGAGTTTAGGATGGTTCAGGTGCCGCACCAGCGTTGCGATCGCTTCGGCTGTGTGTTCACGGGCGAGCTTTTGAACGCCGATTGGACGGCCGCCTGGGTTGCCGGATTTACCGCGTTCGAACGGTCGTCCGACGACGACGCTGCTTTCTTGCTGTTCTGAGCGTTGTTCGCTCACTTCTTCGGATCACGCAAAATACTGCGGGAAACCGCCATTTTTGCCTGCATCGGCGAGACCTTTGCGCCGTGTAGTACGATGGCGACGAGCCACGCGGTACAGAAATCATCGGGATCGCACCAGGTCTTTCCTGTGACCTGTGCTGGCCAACCGTGCGGGTGTTCGCGTTCCAGCCCTTCGGCGAGGCGGTGAGCCTCGATGACATATGTGCCGTCGAGTTGCTCGATGCCGTAGCTTGTGACGGCCCACTGCTTTCCGAGCCACCAGACGGTGTCCAGATGGCTCGTGCGTGGTTCGTCGGGCGTTTGCCTGCTCTCGATCGGCTTGCCGTCTCTGTAGCGCCGAGGCGGCAGCTTGCTCGGGTCCCATGGCTCATCGGTGGCGAGGAACCTGGCAGGCTTAAGGGTGAAAGGTTCGTCGGTCATGCATATTGCCTTCTGTCAATTAACACTCTCAGGAGCTGGCTCTGAACGCCCCGAGTGTTCCACTTCCTTCCTATAGGAAGGGTACTGGAACGGAACACTCCTAAAAGTCGTGTTCGTTCCTTCCAGGTGTTCCATTGGAACAGAAGACCCACACTACGTTTTCTCGTTTTTGAGGCACTTTTGTTCCAAGGAAGTGTTCCACTGGAACAGAAACCGTTACGTTCCATCAATTTTCCCCTGAAGTTCGGCCTTCCCGGCGTCCGTGATTTGCCATTTGCCACGCCAGATTTTGGCCAGTTTATTTGCCTTAAGGCTATTCAGGAGACGATGAACCTTTGTCGAGTTATGTTTTCCGTCGCGTGTCCATCCGGCGTTTTCGGCGATGGTTCGGACGGCGATGCCGGGGTATCGGCGCAGCTGTTCGAGGACGACGTTTTCGTCTGAGATGGTTGCCTTAGCCGCCTTTTCCGCGGCTTCGGCGGTTTGCAGCTGTGCCACGACTGACTTGAACAGGCGGCCTTTTTTGTCCCGGACGGCGTCGAGGTTGATGGGCGTCAGGGAGAAGCTGACTGGCGAGAAGTCAGGCCCCCGGATTTTTGCCTGCCAGTGTAGTTGTGTTGTGAGGCGGTCTTCGTTAGCCCAAAGTGTCAGGTTTGCGTCGATTTCGGCGATAAACGCCCCACCGCCTCGCGGTTGCAGGTTTTCGTGGTTGGCGTTCTTGACGGGGTGTGACAGAGCGATGAGTGCCGGGTTTCCCTGGCACTTTGTCAGCACCCTCCACGCTCGTGCGGCGGCTCCCATCTGGACGTTGTCGTTTTCGTTGTCGCCGGGAAAAAAGGCCGCGACGCTATCGCCGATGATCATGCCGAACCTTTGTCCGGTGTCATCGATCGCCTTGCGCAGGAGTTCGGCGGCGTCGGCGCCGAGGGGGAAATTTCCGGACAAGAAGGTTATTGGGAGGGTGTCAGGATCGATTCCGTATTCCTGTGCCGTTCCATGCACTCTGGCGCAGAGGTCGTCTGGGTTTTCCCCCGCGAGGAACAGGATAGGTGCCTGTTCTATTTCGATGCCGCCCATGTTTCTTCCGGCTGCGATCATGCACGCGAGGTAGAGGGCGACGGCTGTCTTTCCGTGTCCTATCGGTGAGGTCAGTGCGTAGAGGCGTCCGCGTTGGATGATCCCGTCGACGAGATAATCCGGGGCTGTGAACGTATTCATGAACTGACGCGTGGTCAGGAAGGCGTGTTTTTCTGGTTGGGCCTGTTGTTCGGATTTCTTGCCCTGATCCTGTCCAGTGGGCGGGAACTGAACGACCGTTCCCGCCCGCTGGGTAAACGTCTGCAACGTCGCTGCTGCCTTTACCCGCTCTGCCTCCTGTTTCTCGTCGAGCGCGCGGATTTCCGGGGATCGGTTGTCATCCATACCGGCGCACTCCCTCGACGACGTCGAGCAAGACGGCGTTGACGTAGGATTCGGCGAGCGGGAATCCGGCATCGCCGTTGATGTTGTGCGCTTCGGCGGCGACGGCATTAGGCGGGCGCTGCATCCTGAGCATGTTCCGGACGATGCGCCTGATCCGGGCCTCGGCCATATCGCGGGCGATCTCCAGCCAGCGGATCTCCTGGTTCATCTGCCATTGCAGGAACCTCGCCCGCTCGAACACGCGCTCCCAGCCGCGGTCACGCTCCTCGTCCAGCGCGGCGGCGATCAGCGTCGAGTTGGCGGCGCCGCGCGAGAGCCAGCCACGGACGACGGGCTGGGCGAGCTGGCGGGCCAGGGCATGGATATCGGGTGTGCATGTGGTGTTGGCGCTCATGGCGCATGTCCCCCTTGTGTGCCGAGGGCGGGCGCGCTACAACCGTGTTGCCAGAACGGTGTGTTGTGTAGCGGGTGCCCTCGCTCCAACAGTTGCAATAAGGCCCTGGCGTTAGCACCGCCGGGGCCTTTTGCGTTGATACGGCACGGATCGGCGCGCCGCAATGTGGTTGTGGGCGTCACGCCGACACCCGGCCGCGCAACGGCACCCCAGCCGCCGCGACCGCGTCGACGGCCTCGTTGACCGAGCGGCAGACGGCGACCGGAAATCCCGCGTGCAGCAGCCTGGGGTGCAGCGCACGTTGCGCCGGCGACAGCACCCCGTAGCGGGCCCGCTTCAGTTCCAGCAGCACGACCACACCGCGGTAGAAAATCCCCAGATCCGGCCAACCCGGCAAAGCGTGCAGCCGTTTGCGGCGCGCGCCCTCGATGGCCGAGGCCGCATTGCGTAATTCCCAGGTATTCAGGACAGCGTCCGCCGGCAGCAGCACCCGTAGCGCGTCCGCGACGCTTTGGTGCAGGTCGTCCTCAGGCGGCACGTAGGCCGTCAGCCGGAACGCCGGCTTGCGCGGGGCCGCCGCGCTCATGCCGCCATCCTCTCAGGGCAAAAAAAATCATTCGGCGTCACCTGGCCCCCGGTCGCCTTCAGGATGGCCACCAGCACGTCCGAGCGCGGCTTGCGCCCGAGCAGGTATCTGTGAACCGCCTGGGGGGTCACGCCGATCCGGACAGCGAACGCCGCAGCGGTTACATCGCGGTCGGTGAGCCAGTCCTTGAGGCGCATGTGTCAGCTAACCCTGTCGGTTAGCTTGCGTCAACCACTCCTTAACCCGAGATTAACCGGACACCCTTCCATGCCAACGCAGCGTTGGCATATAGGGACTCACCGTGACGGTTACTGAGGTTATCCAATGTCAAGCTTGCCAAGCAATCGTATCTGGGAATTGCGCCGCTCCATGCGGATCACCGCGCAGCAACTGGCCGACGCCATCGGGACGACGCCGCAGCACATCGGACGTCTCGAAAAGGGAACGCGCCCGCTAACCGTCGAATGGATGCGGAAAATCGCCGATGTTCTGGGCGTCAGGCCAGTTGCCCTAATCGCGTCGGAACAGGACGTCGCGCGCGGCGAAGAGCAGCTCTACGAAGCCCTGCTGCTCGATAGCTGGCGCCGCCTCACCGAGGATGAGCGCGCCCGTGTCGCGCGCCTGATCCTCGATCTCGGCAGGGGCAGCGACCCCGCGAGACGGAAATCTGATCAACTGACAGCCACCGGCTGAACCGACGAAGCGCAATTTGGACGCCATTAAACTTCCCCTTTAGCGGCGAACAGATGAAAAGTCTCTGGACAGTTTATAACCGCTACGGTTATAAATGCCTCGCAACACCGCCCGAGGCACCTCCGTCATGTCATCAATTCTTCCCTACCCAGGTAACCTTCCCGACACACTAGCCGAGCCAGCGGCGGCGACAAGCCGCTATAGCGAAACGACTTGTACGCAATGCGGCGGAAACCGCCGCGATCACATGCAATTAACGTGCATTTATTGCGGCGGTGACGGCACCCGCGCGGCTGAGATCCGCACCGACCTCGCCGACATGATCGCGGAGGCGCTGGACGCCGCCACCGGCATCGACATCTCGTGGCACCGCGCCGCCAGGGCCATCATCACGGCGCTCGAAGCCAACGGCCTGGACATCCTCGCCATGCGCGTGTCCCCGCTGCCGCTGATCGAGCGCAGCGTTCATTTGCAGCTGGTCCAGATCGCCGGCGTGATCGCCGCGACGCACCCGGCCGAGGCCGCCCAGCTCGACCGGCTGAGCCTGGAAGTGAAGCGCCTCGAGACCTGGGCCGACGACGTCGTCGCCGAGGCCGCCGCGGATGCCAGGAAGGAACGCCACGGGGGCGAGTTGTGAGAAAAACCGTTCATCCCAGGCTGAATGCCGGGCGCGTACGTGCCGGGCATTATGCGTCTTCCGAGATCGACGGAAACAACGGTGCCTTCCACATAATTGGTCCGAATGGCGCCGCCCTCACCATCATCGCATCGGACGCGACAAACGATCCGGGCCGTGACGACACCCAGGGCTGGGAGCACGTTTCTGTGTCACTGCCGAACCGCTGCCCAAACTGGCCGGAAATGTGCGCCGTCAAGGCGCTGTTCTGGGAGCCTGAGGAAACGGTTGTCCAGTTCCACCCGCCGGAGAGCAGCTACATCTCCAATCACCCGCATTGCCTGCATCTGTGGCGCGACAGCCGCCGAGGTCATGCGCTGCCTCCATCGATCCTGGTCGGTCTGAAGTCGGCGGGCGAACTGCGCAACGCGGCCGAGGCTGAAGAAGCGCGGACAGCTATCTTGCGAGACAACCCATGAGCGGGGCGGCAGAGGCCGCGAAGACGCTGCACAAAGCGGCGTTGGACAGCTACCGCCCGACCGTCGAGCCGGGCAGGCGCCTCGTCAGCAGCGTCCGCGCGGCGACCGAGGCGACCGATATAATCCTGGTGATGCAAAGCCTCGTCGATGTGATCGTGGCGCTGGAGGGCATGCACCTGGCCGTCGAGGCCGGCATCAAAGCCGCCCGCGCCGCGCTCTCGTCTGAAATGCAAAACACCGGGGCTACAAGTATCCAGTGCGAACACCATGGAGCCCATCTCGCACGCAGGCAGGCGTTCCTTTCGATAGATGATGAAGCCTTGATATCGCGCGATTATTTCGTGCAGCTTCCGCCGCAACTGGACAAGAAAGCGCTCAAAGCCGCCCTGCAAAACGGGCCTGTCCAGGGCGCATCACTGGTGACGCCGAACGACCTTTCGCTTGTGATCCGCTCGAAGAGCGCGAAGTCATGATTGCAATTACATGTGCCGAATGCGGCAGCGAAGCTTCCTTCTACCCCAGCTCTATCAGGAAGGGGCGAAGGTTTTGCTCTCGCAAATGCTCATCTGTTGCGGCCAGAAAGACATCTCAACAGAAATTCGAGCGTTTTATTGCTGAGGCAAGCGCTGAGGATTGCTGGGAGTGGACTGGCGCCAGAGTGCCGTGGGGTTATGGAGCAATCAACATCAGGAAGGATGGCAAAACTGTCAGGATCAACGCTCATAGGGTAGCGTATGAACTGTATGTCGGACCAATCCCGAAAGGCATGTTTGTCTGTCACACCTGCGACAATCCTCCGTGTTGCAATCCGGCTCACCTGTTTCTCGGTACAGCGGCTGATAATTCGGCCGATATGGTCGCCAAAAGCAGGCAGAGTAACGAACGCAAGCGCAGCCCCGGCGAGCGAAATCCAGCAGCCCTACTGACAGAGAACGATGTCATTGCAATCAGGCAAAGCAAAGCGACGGCTCTTGCCATGGCGAAGCAATATGGGGTCGCCAGGACGACTGTAAACGCCGTCCGGCTCCGCAACACCTGGAAGCATGTCCCATGAACGAAAATGAGAAGGTAACACTCATCACCGAGATCGTTGACCGGATACGCCCGCTGTTGGCTGGTCATCCGTCTCAGGTTCAGGGCGCGGTATTGGCCCATCTGACCGGCACCTGGCTCGCCGGTCACAGAAGTCGGAGCGGCGATGCCGAGGCACTCCGGAAGTACCGCGAAAAGCTGCTCGCGCACCAGATCGATTTCATATGGCAACACGCCAACGCCGAAGATCCACAGGATCAGTCATGAGCGCGGAACCAGACCTCGCCAAAATCGAAGCCGGTTATGAGTTCGTCACGTCGGTGGCCCCGCGCGCCGTGGACGATAAGCAAAACCTGATGTGGCTCGGCTGGGCGTTGCGCGAGGCGTTCGTGGCCGGCGCGGAATGGCAGGAGCGGCGGAAGGATGCCGACGCGGAGAGGAAATCATGAGCGACAGCACAAGGCACGAGCATTTGGATTGGTGCAAGGCGCGGGCGCTTGAATATTTGAATCGCGGCGACTTGTCGAATGCGGTCGCCTCTATGGCCAGCGACATGACAAAGCACCCCGAAACGTCATGCCCCCCGGCGCTCACAATGGTCGGCATGATGGCCGTCATGAACCATGACGCGGACGGCGTACGGCGTTGGATCGCGGGATTCAATTAGTCATGAGCACGCCCACCTGCCCGGACTGCGACGGCGAGGGCCTGATCTGGCACGGCCGGCACGGCCCGAACGATCCCGACGGTTACGAAACAATCTGTGAGACATGCGGCGGCGAGGGGTTTGTTGCCGTCGAAGAAGAGGAAGTGTCGTGATTGCTGTCCCATGCACTACCTGCGGCAAAACGATAATGACTTATCCTTCCTTGCTCAGGGCTTCCGGACGTAAATTTTGCTCAAGAAAATGCCAGGGGGCGGCAAAGGCGACAAACTCGGAACAGTTTTGGCAGCAGGTGTCGATGGCAGAGCCAGATGCATGCTGGGAATGGCTCGGAAAGCGAGACATGAAGAATGGTTATGGATGGATCAGTTGGGGCGGAAGAAAGCTACGAGCACATAGAGTAGCGTTGTCCCTTACGGACGGCCAATGGAGCAGTGCACTCCTTGTATGCCACGCGTGCGACAACCCAGGCTGCTGTAACCCAAAACATCTGTGGCGCGGAACGAACCTCGACAACACAGCCGATAAGGTCGCTAAAGGAAGGGCATCCCGGAAGGGAGCAAGAGGGGAACTGTCGGGGACGGCCAAACTTACCGCCGAACAAGTAATCCAAATACGATCCAGCCGCCTTTCCGGAAGCGTTCTCGCACGTCAATACGGTGTCGCACGCAACTATATATATGCTGTCAAAAAACAACTGACATGGAAGCATTTACCATGAACGCTGTCATTCCTACTTCCGCGCTCATGCCTGACAACATGGACAGCGCGTTCAAACTCGCCGAGATGATGTCGCGCGGAAAGCTGGTTCCGTCGCATCTGCAATCCAGCCCCGGCGATTGCCTGATGGTGATCGAGCTGGCGATGCGGTTGGGCATGAGCCCGTTCGCGGTAGCGCAGTCCACCAGCGTTATTTCCGGGAAACTCATGCTCGAGGGAAAGCTGGTCGGCGCTGCATTGAATGCGTCCGGCATCATGTCATCCCGCCTGACTTACAAGCACATGGGCGAAGGTCCGAGCCGCTCGATTGTCGTCACCGGGACGTTGCGAGGCGAGACCGAGCCGCGTTCAGTGAGCCTGACGTTACAGGAAGCCAAGACGAGCAACGGCATGTGGACGAAGCAGCCGGACCAGCAGCTTGTCTACGCCGCGACCCGCGTCTGGGCGCGCCGACACGCACCGGAAGTCATGCTAGGCGTCTACGCGCCCGAAGAGTTCGACCAGCAGCCCCCCCACCCCGGCGTAACGATCGACCACGAGCCTACCCCGCCGCCTCCCCCGCCAGCACAAGAGTCCACGCCGCCGAAGCGGACCTGGGCCGTGCTGCTCGACGAGATCGAGGTCCGTTTCCGCGACGCCGCCACGGCCGAGGCGGTCGATGCGTTGATCGCCAGCGACGAGGTGCAGAAAGCCATGGACGGCGCCCGCAACGGCGCCCGGACACGGCTCACGAGCATCGTCAAGGCGGCGGTGGACAGGACGAAGCCGAAGACGGCAACGCCGCCAGCGGCTGTCGAGGACCCAATCGGGGATGGGGGTTGGCCGTCCCTCGACGACCTGGACCGTGATCTGGCGATCGTTCCGGAGGTAGCGGCATGACCAAGATCGTATCGCTGCGCGTTGAGTTCGCGGTCGACGACGACGTCACGCTCGCCGTGGCGAAACCGGTCCTGGCGGCGATCCTGGCCGAGCAGGCCACCCAGCACGTCCGCGTCGACGATGGCGGCGAGACCGCGCGCATCCACTGGGGCACCGCCGAGATCCGCCAGGGTCCGGAGCAGCGCCCCCCCGGCAGGCGCCAGGCGCGCCGCCTGACGCGGCTGCAGGCCGTCGGGGAACTCATGCCGGAGGCGGGGGAATGAAAACGCTCACCAACAGCCACGTGTTTCTCTCGATCCCCGGCGAGCGCCGCGGGCTCGTGGCGAGGCTGCTGGCGATCGCCGCCATGAGCACCGAGACCGAGGCCCGCATTCAGCGCAATCACGATCCGGCGTCCGATCGCGTCAGGCGGCTGATGGACGACGCCGACTGGCTCGCCGACACCGCCGCGCTCGTCAGGCCGGAGAGGTAACGACATATCCACGTAGCTACGTAGCCGCACCCCCACCGGGCCGCCGCCACTGACAAAGGACACGCCAATGCTGCTCGTCATCATCGTTCTGATCCTGTTGCTCGGCGGTTTTGGCTACGGCGGTTATTCATATAACTGGCACGCGGGGTATCCCGCGCCGTACTACGGCGGCCTCGGCCTCGTCGTGGCGCTGTTGCTGCTCGTGGTCCTGTTCCGCGGCGGCTGGTGACAAACGCCGAGTAACCGCTATGGTTAGCGTCCGCCGGGCCACATAGGAGGAGCCCTCGCATGTGGCTCCCGAACTCGTTAATTGAGGCCGTGAAAGACGCCGATATCAAGGTGTTTTACGTGTCGTTCGCCGCCACGAGGCTGTGGGCCAAAGGGCGTGACGCCGACGAGCCCATCGTGTTTTCCGGCTGGTACTACGCCAGGGGACCGGTGGAGGCGGGTCCCTTCAGATCCATGAGTGCGGCGTATCGCGACGCATGGTATCGCATGGTCGAACGCATCGCGCCCCCCGCCGTGGCCGAGCGCAATGAGACATACGAGAAGCAGCGCAACGTCGAGACCAACAAGGCCCGGCGTAAGCGTGCCGGGACCAGGACCGGCGCCGAGGCCAGACCCTGATGCCCACGATGCGTCCCAGACCTCATCTGGTTCCCATGGGCAAGGCGCTCTCCGGGGCCATGGCTCGCGCCGGCCTGAAGCCCGCCGATATCGCCAAAGCCATGGAGGTATCCCACGCCACCGTGACAAACTGGGCGAAAGGCGCCAGCGGCATCCACCCCCTGATGGCGGCGAAACTGGGCGTGCTCCTGGCCGTGCCGCCCGATACCCTGGCCTCGCCGATCAAACATAGCGGTCCCAACACGCGGCCCAAAAAGACGCCCAAAAAGAAGCAACCCAGGGGACGACCCAGAAAAACACCGCCTGCCGACGCCGCCCAGGGACCGGCGCAGCGGGCGGCGGCGCTGCACGCGGCACGGGAGAGGCGCACTGCCCTGGTCCCGGTCCCGGCCCCGGCCAGAACGCCGCGCGCGCCTGCCGCCGGGCGCGACGGCGTCTTCGGCATGGAAGCCAGGGCGGACGGGACCATGGCTCTCTGGCTGCGCGCCACACTGCCCATGGAGCCGGGCGTGCGACTGCTCAAGCTGCTGCTGGACCTCGATCTGGTGCAGTCCACCGGTCTCGCCGACGAGTGACAGCGTGGTGGCACGCTGCCATGTCACCATGACAGCAGCCTTCCTCATCCTGCTCGGCCTGTTCGCGCTCGCGGCTTACGTGTTCGTGCTGTCCGCCGTGGTGGCCGGCTTCCGTAACGAGGGCAGGCGCGATGCCGCCGCGCGCCGCCGCGCCGAGCGGATCACCGCGCTGGACGTCAGAAGCCCACCAACACCACCGGACCATCAGGCATGATCTTGTTGCCCGACAGCGCGACGCCGATCGCGGTGATCGTGCCGCCCGCCCCCGTGATGAACGGCGAGTTGCACAGCGCGGCGATCGATCCGCCGTTAATCGTGCCGCCCGCGAGGCCCATGTTCTGGTATTCCTCGCCGTAGCCCATGACGTGATGGTCGACGTCGCCGGTGCCTTTGTTCATGACCGCGTTGTTGATTGAAAATGGCACCGTGCTGCCATTCGGAATGTCGAAACACGAGCCATTGCTGGCCGCGAACGTGCCGCCGTTCACGATAAGTTCAGGGCCACGATATTTGATCGCATGCGCGTCCTTGCAGCCGACCGAGGTGACGTTGGTCAGCGTCAGCCTGCGGCAGGCGTCGCCGACATAGAGGTTGTGCGTGCTGGCCCCCTGATTGTTGGCCAGTCCGTTGTCACTGATGTCGCTATCCGCGACGTCGATCACGCACGGGTGTCCGCCGTGGCCGATGCCGCATTGGTTGTCGAACAACCGCATGTTCCGGATCGTCACATAGCCGCAGCCGTCATTCGGCCGGATCGCGCAGGTCAGTTCGCCCTCGTTCTGTTCCATTGCGGTGCCGACGATCGTTCCGTTCTGAATGATCAGATCCGCACACGGCACGATGCACCCCTTGCCATAGGCGAGGCTGGCCAGGTTCCCTGTCATGTCCAGCGTGGCGCCGCCGAGGTCGAGCAGCACCGGCACCAGGATCGCCGGCGGGGCATCCGTATAAGTACCTGGAACCATCTGGATCGTGTCGCCGGGTTGCGCGGCGCGGATCGCATCGGACAGCGTCGCGATCGCCTGCCCGGAACCGGCGGTGATGATCCGTCCGGACGAGCCTGGAGGGGTCGGCGAGGGCACGGGGAACCCCGGCAGGGGCGGCAGGCCGCCGCCTCCCCCACCACCGCCGGTATCGCCGCCGTCGTCGGTCCAGGCGGGCGGCGGGGCCGTGTTGTAATAGCCGTTCCCGGTCTGGATCTGCGTGGCGCCGGATGCCAGGAAAATGTAGACGCCGCCCTGCCGCACGAGCAGCTGCGTGGGCGGGCTGTCGGCGTGGTTTTCCCAGCCGTCCATCTGCGACAATCCGTTGATGAAATACTCGGATGCGCCGGCCTCGCTGATCCGCAGCGTGTGGGTGCGGGCGTTGATGTCCTTGAGGTACGGTCGCCCGGCCACGACGCCGTCGAGAATCTGCTGCAGCGAATCCTCCGGGCTCGGGAACGGCGCCAGCGCGGGGTCGGCCGGGAAGTAGTCGGTGTTGCCGTCGCCGCCATTGCCGCCGTCTCCGCCGCCGTCTTCATAGCCGAGCATGGCGCCCAGCATGGTATAAAGTTGCTCGGCGTCGGCGGCGAGGTCGTCTGTGCCAAGTCTGATTGTCATGTGAGCCCCCTGATTGTCATTTGTCGTCGAGACAGGCGGTGATGATCTGCGACAGCACGCGCTCTCGGGCGTCGGACTGCCGGTCGAGAAACACCATCAGCCCGCCCACGAATGCCGCGTTGATCGCGCAGAGCACGAGGAACGCCGGCGGGATCGACGTCAACGCGGTGCGTCCGAGGTTCGTCACGGCCGCCACGACGCCATGCGCTTCCTCGCCCGTCACGGCGGAAACCCGATACGCTCGCGGTCCTGGCTGTTGCGCGGCCCGCCGTTGGCCTCGATCTCCCACCGCGCCGCCTGCTCGTCCATGCTGGCCGCCGCCCCCGCGCGCGAGATCAATTTCTGCTCGTACTGGTTGCTGTGCCGGCTGAGGTGGATTGGTCCATAATCGGCGCCGGCGGCGGCCTCGGCGCGCAAATCCCGCGCCAGGTTCCGGCACGTCAACGCCATCCGCCGCGCGTCGAGCGGGTAATACAGCGTGCCACGGCCGTAGCGGGTTCCCATGGCGCAACGTAACCCGTCCGGTGACGCGCCGCCAGAGTGTGCGCGGGTGCTTCACGTGAAGCGTCGCCACTGCGGTTAGTTTTGGGTTGACAGGTGAGGCGTGGGCGCTTACACGGTGCGTATCAAACGCAGCACCAACGGAGTTACGAACATGATCGACCCAACCCTCCATGCCGCCGCCGTCATCCGCCTGAACGTGACCACGACCGCGCTTGAACTCGCCGCGTATTCGCTGCGCGATCTGATCGCTGATGCACCTGAGGATGAGAGCCTCGACGCCCACCGTGACACGCTGGCCATGATCCGCGCCGCAATCGAGATTGCCCGCGGCCACCGCTCCGACGTTCCCGCGCCTCTGCGCGAGCGTTCCACCCTCGACGTCATGTACGACACCGCCGCGATCAGGCGCTTTCTGAGCGCCGCCTGATGGAACGCATCAGCCTGTCGATCCCTGACGTGCAGTTGTCGTGGCTCCAGGAGCAGGCCGAGGCGCTCGGCATCAGCATCAGCGAACTGTTGCGCCGGATCATTGACACGAGACGATTGGGAAACCCGATGACATTGAAGAAGCTATAGCCGTGAGCGAATATCCGCCTCTCGATCTGCGCGAGCAAATCATTCGCATCGACCGCGCCATAGCCGAGACGCGGAAGTTCCAGGCTGAAGCCAGAAAGTTTGGCCGTGATCCGTGGTTCCTGTTGATCGGCGCGATCCTCGCCGCCATCGTGACCCGGCTACCCGAAATTCTCAAAGCAATGGGCCTGGCACAGTGAGCGAGTGGCTGCGCGTGACCCTCGTGCTGGCCGGTCTGGCGGCTTACGGCGGCATGGAAATGGCGGCCCGCGTGCCCGCTGCTCCCGACTGCCCGCCGCATATCGTCGACGCGACCTGTTCGGCGTGGCGGGCGAACCGATGAGCGTCAGCCTTGAATACCTGGGCCGGATGATCGGTGAGATGCGCGCCGACATGCGTGACCTGCGCACCGCGCACGAACAGGTCTCGCACGACGCTGCCACGCGACAACAACTCGACCACGTCGCCATGCGCATGCTGAACCAGTTCATGGCGCTGTCCGGCGAGGCGTCACTGACGCGCAACCACATCACCGCCATCGAGGCGCGGCTGGACAGCCTGGAACGAACGATCGCCGATGGCTTCGCCCGGTTGGCAAAGCCGTGACAACAAACATTTAACGGAGATATTCGATGACAGTCTTACTTGCTCTCGTCCTCGGCGCCGGGCTGCTGTTCGCCTGGCTGTGCGACCACTGGTTCGCCCGCGTGCTGACGTTTCTGGTGCTGTTCGTGCCGTGCTGGTTCACCATCCTTGCCATGATCCGGGGGTTCAACAGCACTGACGGCAGGGGCCTCGTTGCCCTGTTCGCCGGCGGCGGCGTGGCCTGGGGCATCTCCTGGCTGCCGCATCTGTATTACGCCGCTCGGGCGCGCGCCATGGAATCCGCCACGGCGACCCGGCACTAATTCGCCATATCATAGCCGCTGGACTCCGGACGTTCCTCGCATCTAGCGTTCCGTGCCGGGACGAGTCGCGTCCCGATTCGGAGGTCAAACATGCTGAAGGCCGCCCGAAGGCGGCCCCAACATTTCCGGCAGAGCCGGGGATGGATCGATCTGTGAGAAGACGATCCTCCCCGATCCGCTCAGAGATTTCAAGCCCCGTTTTTCAGCGGGAGGCGAAGCCTTGCCTGGATTGGTGGGCGTCACCTGAGCGCGGCCCTGGCAGAACCGGGGAACGCAGATGCTGCCACAATGGCGAACACGGGTTTATCAGGAGCAACTGGCGGGAAACCTCACGTTGCCGTGGCGCGTCGTCCTGTTTGAGCTCGACAGTTACTTCAACGCCGGAGGCCTCGCGTGGCCCTCGCACGCCACGCTGGCAGGGCGCGTCGGCTGCTGCACCAAGACCGTCGGACGCGCCCTGGAGGCTGCCAGAGCCCTTGGGCTGCTGGAGTGGTCGCGGCGGCGGGTGCGAATCGGCTGGAGGTCGCTGCAATCGTCCAACCTCTACCGCCGCCTGATGCCGGAAAAGGCCAGTGTTTCCACAGACAGACCGTGGGTCCGACGAGTGCGAAGCGAGGTTAAGAAAGTAAGAAAGGCTGCTCAGGAAATGGTAGTGGCACTGACGAATCGGGTCGCGTGGAGCGACGAACGCGAGGATCAGTGGGCCAGGGAGAACCGGGACCGGCTGCTGCGGGTGCTGCGGGAGGACGAAATCGGCGCCTAATCGTTCATCAGCTGGTTTTTCGTCGTCGGATATTTCGCCGGGTCGGGTCGCAGCATGCGCTCCATCTTTTTGGTGTTCCTGGCGTCAGCGACCTTGCCCACCAGTTTATTCGCCGCCTCCGCGCCAGCCAGGGTGCCGGCCATTAAGCCGTGCGGGCCGAGCGCCGATCCAACGAAGCCGCCGATCCCACCCCCGATCGTCTTGGTCAGGCTGCTGCGCACGATGTCCATGAGGTTCCGCGCGGTCGAGGAACCATAGGTCTTGTTCAGTTCCTCGGCGCTCGCCACCCGCTGCAGGTCGTCGTGCAGCGACTTCAGCCGGTTCATCTGATCCTCGGTCAGCGACTGGAACGGGTTTAGCGGCGCGTTCGGATCGCGGCCCGCGATCACCCTTTTCATGAAATTGTGGAACGACTGGAAGCGCATGACGTTGTTCGGGCCGCCGTAGAGGCCGGGTTCGGCTGCCTGCAGCGCCTCGCGGGCATCGATTGCCCGCTGCGCCTCGGAGTAGTTGGCCAGGGCGTCCCGAAAGCCGGGAGCTGCTGGTTCGATCGCGCCAGCGGTTGCCTGCTTCACGCGCGTGAGCGCGGCGACAACATCGGCATCGCCATAGCCGGGGTTCGCCAGCCGCCCCTGCTTCGACAGCAGGAAATTGGCGACACGATGGACGCCATAGACCTGGCGCGGATCGGTCTCCGGCCCGGAGCCGTCGTCTTTCTGGAGCGCATCGGACAGTGTCTTCATGGCGCCTTTGACCGGAGGCAGTTTCCCGGCCGGGGAGGCCAGTTCGGCGGCGATCTGTGCCTGAATGCCGGCCGGATCGACGGTGCCGTTGGCGCGGAACGCTGCCCCCAGTTCGCTGTCGATCCGGTCACTGGCCGCTTTCTCCGCCATCTGCTGCGTGGTGTCGGAGCCGGCTGTCTCCTGGAAAAAGTTTTTCCGCTTCTCGCTGTGATCGGAAAGCAGGGTCCGCTCGGCCTGGTCGGCGTCAGGGCTCAGTGTCCGCAGCCGGTTGGTTTCGCGCGCCGCGTTCGTGGTCTGCTCTGCCTGCGCCATGGTTGGCGTGATGCCGTCGATATACATGGTCCAGTCCGCTTCGCCCGGCGTCTTGCCCTTGTAGAGCCACTGCTTGTCGGCGGTCGAACCGGCTGCCGCCGCTTCCTCCGGCGTCAACGTTGCCAGCGTGTAGGGCGTACCGGCCGCGCCGACGCTTCGCGTTTCTGGCGGCGGGATGTCCGGGCCGATATTCGGATTGACCGATGTCGGCGCTTCGGGCGTCAGTGGCTGCGCCATTCGTTCCGCGGCACCGGGCGCCATGGGCGAAGCTTTGAACTCCGGCGACAACGGGGCGTTTCGTTCGATGCTGGCAGTCACCTCCTCCGGGGTCAACGATCGAAATGGTCCCGGCACTGTCAGATCGCGCGCGAGCGGGTTGATTCGCCCGGCCATGGCGCCGAACAGCAAGCCGGTCGCCTCCGGGCTGACTTTGCCCGCGAGCGGCGCGTTCTGGCCGCCGACACTGGTCGCCAGACCGGTCCCTTCGAGCATATCCAGCAGCGGATTGACGACCATCCGGACCGGTCCCCAGTCCGGGCGCATTCCGCCGACCCCCGAGGTCGGATCGGCCTCGCCGGAACCGGGCACGGTTTCCCGCAGCGAAAAGGGCAGAATGCCGGTCGGCACATAGCCGGGTGCTGGCTGCATCGCCCGGCGCATTCCGGCGACGCTCAACAGATCGGTGCCCGGCTCCTCTGGCGCGGGTGGCGCGAGTGGTCGCGTTGGTTGCCCGTATTCGTCACGTCCTTCGCCGGAGATATCGTTGGGCGTCGTCGTGGGCGGGGGAGATTTGCCGAACACCTCGGCATCGGACATTTCCCGTGGTGCCGCAACGGCCGGGGCGGTTGAGCCGAACACCTCGGCATCGGACATTTCCGCCATGCTACGGCGCCACCCAACCGGTACCGGTCCACTTCAGATCGCCCTTGGGCGTATCATAGACCGTGTTCGCTTTGCGCTCTGACGGGTTGACCGGCGCCATCGACGGCCGTGGCTCGCGCGAAGGGGTACGGCCGTCCGGTTGCTGCATTTCCCGCGTCGCTGGGTCGTAAATCGGTGCAAACCCCTTGTCCCGGTAGTAGCGCGCCTGCCAGTTCAGCGGCAGCGTGCCGGTCGGACTGCTGGCGGCTTCCGTCATTGCCGATTTCGACATCTCGTTCTCGTAGACGAATTGCGAGCGTGCCCAGTTCAGCACCCGCTCGATCGCCATCGGGTCGGTCTCGATGCCAGGCTGCGTGTGGATGAAATGATCGATCTTCGCGTCGGTGATCTGGCCGCCTTTGCCAATGGCCTGCTGAAGGATCGCTCCGGCCACGACACCGAGCGTTTTCTGCGCCGACTGGATGTTGCCGACCGCCGCCGGATCGACCCCGAGGCGGGACGTGTCGATGCCGAGCGACTTTGCCGCGGCGGCCGCGTTCGCCAGTGCCGCCGAGAAATAGCCGGTCGGGATGCCGCCCCGCGTCGCCTCGTGGATTTGATTGATGCCGTAGTCGATGTTGCCGATCGCCTGCGCCGCGTTGCGACCCTGTTCGGCGAGTGCGGGCACCTGCTTCGCGACATCCTTGCCGACACCCTCCCCCTGCGTTTCCGCCGCCTTGCGCGTCGTGATCGAGGCCGGATCGGCGGGTTGCGCCACGGTCACGCCGCCGCCTGGTTTGGCTTGCAGGACGTCTCCGCTGGGTGCGACCATCATTCGCGGCGATGGTGGCGTAACCGGTGGGTGGGTGCCGGAGGTGTCGATATAGGCACCTCGCCCCTCGTCCCAGACATAGTGCGCATTCGGCAACGCGGCGTTCAGCCGCTCGCCGGTGATCGCTTTCGTGCCGATGCCGGTCGTGGGGTCGTACGACACGCTATCCGCCTGCATGTAGAGCGCGGCCTGTGCGCGAAGGCTCGCGGCCAGCGCCTTGGCGCGTCCGGTCGGATCGACGACCATATCGAGCGCCTGCGCACGGCGGTTCAGTTCCATGGCCGCCTGGAACTGCGGCGAGTTCTGTCCGGTCGCGGGAGGAGCCGCCGGGGGAGCCACCGGACGCGCGGCGGGTTGAGGCGGTGCTGGCGGTTGCTGGGTCGTCCCGGCGGCCACCACGGCGGTCCCTGCCGGGGCTCCGGTGGCAGAGGAGGGCGCGAGCGGCGCCGCTCTGATCGTCACGCCAGGTAATCCGGTGCCATAAAGCTGGTTCGGCGCCGCCACGTCCGGCAGCGTCGTGCTGCCCGCGCCGGGTCCGGCGACATCCGTCCCGCCAGTCCGGAGCGCGATAGGACTCGGGGCCGGGGTCGCGTTAGCCTGATCCGGCACCACCGTCGGCATCCCGCCCGGCCCCGCGAGACCGGGGTAGGTTTTGGCCTGGTTGTCCAGCCATGCCGCGTCGGACCCTGGCGGAGATGGCGGCGGTAGGTTCGCGATACGCGGTCCGGCGGCGGGATTGTACTGGGGAGGCGGAGCGGTCGGCGCCGTCGCCCGCTGCGCCGGCACGCCCGGAGCGGCGGGCGTCGTCCTCGGCCCGAGGCCGGCGAGTACGCCGACCGGCTGATTGTTGTCGAAATCGCCGAACCGCGCGTGCATGAGTTGCTGCGTGCGCGGCCCGAACCGGCTAAACGGAATCACCGATGCGACCCGCGCCTGGATCTCGCGAGGCGCCGACATGGCGTTGGGATACTGATTGATGTCCACGCCGGCCTGCTTCGCGAAGTCCCGCCACGTCCCGGTCTGGATCTGAAAGTGCCCCTGGCTGATCTCGCTCACGTTGCCGCCCTGCGCCGCCGTTCGCCCCTGGCTGTCCGTGTCGACGCCGCTGACGATATTCTTGTCACCGCTCTCGATGTCCGCCAGCGCACTCAGAAACGATCCACCGCCGCCGGCTGAGCCGCCCGTGCCGCCGCCGCCCGCTCCGGTATTGCCGAACGTCAACGGCGCCGTCGCGGCCTTCAGCGCGTCCGTCACCCCAGGCGCCGTCACCAGGCCATACTGGTACTGTTCCGGCAGGGTCATCCCGCGTTGCACCATTCCCTGCACCGCCGCGTGGCCGGGATATTGGGCGGGTGCGAACCTCGCGAACCCATTACGTTGCAGGTCCGCCACCATGCCCGGATAAGCCGCCGCCGCGTCATCCTCGGACATGCCGAGCAGGGAGGAGGCGGCGCGGCCGACCATCGCCATGTCAGTGGCGCCGATCTGCTGCTGGCCCTGGACGGTCTCATTGACCGCTTTGTCCACCATCATCGGGTTGTAGAGCACGTTGCCGAACGAGGACGGGGTCGGCGAGGCGGTGAAGGTTGCCATGACGCGCTACGCTCCGAGCGGCGTGTAAAACCCCAGGCCCTGCAGCGTGCCGGTGCCGCCGCCGCCCGCCGTGTAGCCGAGCGCCGTGGGATTGTAGTTGCCCGCTATGCCACCCCCGCCGTAGTTCGCCAGTGCATTGGTGTACAGCGACTGATTGGCGTAGTTGTTGGCCGCGTTGGAGATCCCCGCCGCCGCGTTGCCGTAGATCGAGGACTGCGCCTGCGCCGCGCTGGCGTCGGTCTGCGCGATCCCCTGCCCGGCGGTGGTCGAGGCCTGCGCCGAGCCGCCCGCCGCGTTCTCGCCGAGCTTCGACAGGTCGAACAGCCGATTGTAGTAATTCGTGAAGTCCTGGTTCGCGAGCCCGCTGCCATACGTCTGTTCCGCTTTCAGCGTGGCCCCGGACTGCAGCATGCCCTTGGCCGCCGCGCCGGAGTCGATGGCGCGCAGGCCCTGGCCGAGCTGCCACTGGTAGCCGGGAGACGACGTGAAGTTGCCCATCGCCGCCGTCGCCGCGTCCGGCCCGTTGAGGCCCAGCAGGTTGGCCGTCGCGGTGTTGGCGCTGCCCCCCGTGCCGGTCCACGGCGAGAGGTCGGCGCGGGCCTGGTCACGGGCCGCCGTCTGCGCGTCGATCGCGGACTTCTGGCCTTTCGAGACGGCGTTGGATTGCAGCGCGGCCCCGGCGAGCCCGGCGGCGGCGGATACGCCGGCGGCGACAGCGAATGGCACGGCTCAGTCCTCCAGTTCGAGGTTATGCTCCGCATGGAGCGCCGGTTCGCCGGCTTCGATGTGGTCGGCGTTGTGGATGCAAAGAATCGTCACGTTGTCGCTCATCGTCAGGAAGCTATGCAGCGAGCGCGCCGGGATCTTCAGCGCGTGCGGCCCGGCGAACTCGCCCAACAATTCCCCGTCGCACCAGACCCGCACCACACCCGAAACGATAAACGACACGTGATCGAAACGGTGTGCGTGCTGCGGGAGCAGCGTGCCGCGATCCGGCACCGTCCAGGTCAGCGCGTAAATCCCGGCATAGAGGCACAGGCTGCGCTCCGGCTGGTTCTCCGCGCGTTTCATTCCGACTCGTTCCTGAAACAGAGGATCGCCGCGATACGTTCGTCGTGACCGCCGTTCTCGACCGAATGGGGCACGGTGTTGGTGAACGACCACAACTCACCACCACGGAACGATATGGCCTCGTCCTCGCAGCGGTTGATGCACCACGGGTTCGACTTCAGCACGCCGTAGACTTTGCGGTTGAAGTGCCGCGCGTGCCAGCTGGTATCGACGTGCGGCAGGATACGTCCGCCGGGCGGCAGGCGTGTCAGCAGGCAGCCGCCGAGTTCGGTTGCCTCCAGCGTGCTCATGAGCGCCCAGACAACGCGTTGAAGTGACGGCAGAAGGTGCCATGCCGGGTAGAACACGCAGCGGCCTTCGCGGTCGAAGTCGGCGTCGTCGCGCAGGCTCTCGCGCGGGAAGTAGCGCAGCCAGATATCGGAGGACTGAGCGTGCGGACTGTTCGCGCGCAGCGTCCGGTCGCTGTGCTCGTCCCACGCGCACGCCTCGATCTCGGCCAGGATCGGCGCCACGTCGAGGCCGGCATGGATCAGTTGGAAGTGGGCCATTACCGCACCCGCCTCGCCTCGATGCGCCCGTAAGCGACCGGCGCCGTGCCGGACGAGTAGCCGACCTCGGCCACCAGATAGGCCGTCCCCGCCGCCGCGAGCGAGAGCCGGCTGCTCGCCAGCGCCAGCACCTGACCGGTGCCGGGTGTATGCACCCAGTTCTGCGTCACCCGCGACCCGACGCCGGGCGTTCCTGGGATCGTCGCCGAGGTCAGCCCGATCCCGGCCTCGACGTCGCCGGTAGGCCCGCCGCCGAGGGTGAACCACACCTCGCCCCGGACGTCCCAGTCGCCCGCCGTCAGGGCCAGCGTCGTGACGTTGACCGGGATGTTGTTGGCCAGTCCGCTGCCGCTCGCCACCACCGAGGAGAGCCATTCGCCGATCTGCCCCGTCGCGGCGTTGGAGCCGTCCGTCACGCCCGTCCGCAGTTCGCCGGGTAACCGATCGAGGCGGTCGGCCACGGCCTGGTTGTAGGCCGTCCAGGCCTCGCTGTGCTGGGTGCCGTCGGCCGACAGCGGTGCGTCGGCGATCGGCGGGGCGAGCGCCATCAGGACGCCCCCGGCGTGATATCCGCGTCCGCGGCGAAGAGCGTCGACCACCCTTGCGCGCTGATCCGGAACATGCGCTGGCGGAAGCTGCCCAGCCGCGTGGTGTAGACGCGTTTGCGCGTTTCCTCGGCGCGTCCGGCGTTCATCACGCGTGGGCCGCCGGTCCAGTTGCGCCCGCCGTCGTCGGACCAGTCGAGCGTTATGTCGCCGGGAGAGAACGTGCCGCCGCACTCCATCTCGATCTCGAAGCGCGGGTTGAAGGCGCGGACGGTGCCGGCCCAGATCGGCGGCGTGATCACGCGGCGCAGCAGCGGCACGCCCATGTCGGAGGACAGATCCACCACGGGGGCCATCAGCGTGCCGGTCAGCGAATCCCCGAAGATCGGCACCGCCTCGCCGATCATCGCGCAGTCGGGCCGCCACCGTCCTGATCCGTCCGCGTTCGACGACCGGTTGTGCCATTTGTCCGTCGCCACGTCGTAGACCAGCGTTTCGTTGGACCAGGAAATCGCGTAATTCGCGTGCCCCTGGTAGGTCCATGACATGGCGACCATGACCTGGTTGACCCCGTTGTCGCGGATGCTGCGTTCGATCGCATGCGTGGAAATACGCCGTGCCTGGTAGCCCATGGTGCGGTAGACGATGCCGTCGAAGCCGCACCAGAACAAACTCCCGTCGATCACCGCGACCGACTTCGGCGCCTCGGTGCCGTGCTCGAGGATGCCGCCGGCCAGCCTCCGGAACGGGAAGTCGGCGTCGCCCGAGTTGTACCACACCTCCATGCCGCCGCGGCCGATAAACCAGAGGTTGGCGCCGATCCGTTTGGTCAGCACGAGGTTGGTCCCGAACGCTTCGAGCGTGGCGAAGTCCAGCGCGTCGTAATCGTTGGGATCGTTCAGCAGGCTGATGAAGAACTGTGTCCCCGACTGCGCGTTGGTGAACACGAAATACCCCTGGAAGTAGGTGACGCTGCCGGCGCCGCCCTCCGGGAACGTGCCGCCGAGTTGGTTGGCGGCGTGCGAATGGTCGCAGACAAAAGCGTTGGGCGGCACCACGACGACGGCGGCGCCGGGCGACACCGCGATCGTGACCAGTTGCGTGTAGCTGTAGGGCCCGGACGGGATGCCGACGTCGCCCAGGTTATCGACGACCGGCGTGCCCGACGCCACCGTGATGCGGTAGAACGTCGAGCCGGAGACCACATACACGAACCCCGGAAAGTCGCCATTGATCGCCCGCACCGGCCCGCCTCCGAGCGTGAACGGGAATGTCGAGGACAATCCAGCGGTCGGCACCAGCGCCGCCTGCGTGCGCGCGTCGGCGGGTTGTTGCTCCGCCAGCATGTTCAGCAGCAGCTTGTCCGACAGCGGCAGGCTGTCGTGGCGGTAGCTTTCGGTCGGCCAGGGGATGCGCTGCATTGGCATGTCAGGCGCCGATCAGGTTCCAGGCGTTGCCGTTCCACAGCAGTTTCCGCTGAAACCACGCCGTGGTGTAGAGCGGGTTCGCCGCGCCGTCGACGGTGCCGACCATCTGCGTGCCGTTGACGTTGGCGTCGCCCTTGCCGTCCTTGATCGTCACCGTGAAGCCGGACGGGATCGTTGTTGGCAGCGTGATCTGCGTGACCGCCGCGACGGTCTTGTTGACGACGATGACGTCTTCGTTGCCGATCATCGTGTAATTGCCGGCCGCCGTCAGCGTGACGACGTTGGCCGAGGACATGCCGTTGAGGTTGCCCGCGAGGCCGCCGCCGGTGACGATGTTGCCCAGTGCCACGTTGCTGCCCGGCGCGCCCGTCAGGTAGAAGTCGCGATAACAGTATGACGGCGTATCGACCGCCGATACCGAGCCGCCGGCGAGGTTGCCCTGGGCGATGACGTGTGCCGCGTGGGCCGCGAAATACACCGCCGCGCAGAATGCCAGGTCGCCCCCGGCGGTGACGTTGCGCGCGTTGTAGCCGGTGATCGCGTTGCCCGAGATCACCCCGCCGCGGGCATGCTGCAGCATGATCGCCGAGCCGACGGTTGCCATGAACGTGTTGCCGATGATCGCGAAATCGGTCAGCGCCGGATTGTTGCCTGTCGGGTTCGTCGCGACGATGGCGTTCTGCGTCTGCAGTTCGCCGTTGAAGACGTTGCCGGTGATCGCCACGCCGGTCGTATAGATGTTGTCCACAGACGTCAGGAAGCTGAGCATGGCCCCGGTGAGACCGGCGCCGTCGAAGAAATTGCCGATGAGCCGCCAGTCCAGGTTGATCGAACCCGATACCGGCAGGGCGAGCACATTGGAGCCTGAATTGCCGCCGAAGTAACTGTTGCTGATCAACAGATCCTCGCAGCGGAACACCCGGACGGCATACTGGTTGCCGCAGTTCTGCGTGATGCTGAACGTGTGCGCGCCGGTATCGGCTGAAGTGAACGTGACGTTGCGCGGGCCGTTGCCGCTGCCCCCGAAATAGCAATGCTCGATCGCGACGATCTGGGTGTAGGCCGTCGTGCCGACCTGCACCGCGGCGATGCCTTCCTGCGCCGCTGTGTAGTTCGGGTCCCAGGTGCCCTGGATGTTGCAGCGGTGGATTTTGACCAGCGCGCCGCCGTCGATCGAGACCTGATACGGCATGCGCCAGAGCCAGCAGTCCTCGATCAGCACGCCCTGGGCGTTCTGCAGCCGGATATGCGCGGTGGCCGAGGTGACACGGTTGGCCAGGGCATTGTCCGTCAGACCGTACATGGTCGAGTGGGTGAACCACAGATTTTTGATCGCGACGCCCCACGCCTGGGCGAATTTCAGCGTATCGCCGTAGTCCGTGGTGCGCGTCAGCGTCGAGTTGTTGGGCCCCTGGCCGATGATCTGCTGGCCGGTCAGGGCGTTGAGCGTGGCCGAGAGCAGGTAGGTTCCGGTCGGGAAGAACACCGTTCCGCCGGCGCCGGCGGCGGTGATCGCCGCCTGGCAGGCCGCCGTGTCGTCGGTCACGCCGTCGCCCACGGCACCGTGGGTCCGGACGTTCTTCCACCAGATAGCGGCGGTGAGATCGCTGCTCGCGACCATCCCCGCGGTGGCGTAACTACGCAGCGCCGCCGCTGTCACCCGTCCGGTGCCGGCGCGCTCGAGCACCAGCATCGAGGCGTCGGTGACGGAGACCAGATCCGGCAGCGCCGGAATGTTGATGTTCGGGACGGGGAACGCCGTGAACGACCCGCTCATGCGACGATCACCTCGTTGTTGATGGTCGATCCGTCGGTGGTGATGATCGCCGTTGGCGCGTAGCCGCGTCTGACGCCGGGCATGATGTTGATCACGCCCCAGGCGAGTGTGACGGACTGATCGCCGTGGCCCCAGGTCAGCAGCAGCGACCAGTGGCAGCGCAGCGGCCAGTACGATCCCGGCATTGGTCCTGGCGGGAAGCCGATGGCGTAGGTGGCCGAGGGCGCGTCGACGAGGCTGAAATCGCCCTGCCAGAGCGGCGTCGCCGGCGCGCCTGGGAAGTATCCCCAGCCATAGTCCCAACCGGCGCCCCAGCCAGGACCGCCAGCGGCCCGCTGTGGCGGCCAGACGAACAGCGACGGCAGCGGGCCACCGATGCCGCCCGAGACCTCATAGGGGGGCGACGCCGGATCGTCGCTCTCGACGAGTTGCAGCATGAGCGTGGTGGCATCGGCCGCCGTGACCACGAAGTCGCGGCGCGGGACGTGGATTGGCGAGGTGCGCATGAACGGGATGATGAGCGTGGCGAACGTGCCGCTCATTGGCCGCGCGCCCGCCGGATCATTTCGATCCGCAGGATGTATTCCCGGTTGTGCGCCTCGGCCAGCATCTGCTGCAGCGCCTCGTGCTCGGGCGGGGGCAGCGCCGGCGTCTGCTGCTCGCGCAGCCGCGCCTCGCGGTCGAGGATGTCGGGGTCGTAGTCGATGTTGTCCATCACGCTACCCTCTGCATGACCGCGCTTCCATTTCTGTAGACCTGCCCCACCGCGACGCCCGCGCCCGCGGCCGCCGCGTCGTTGGCGGCGTTCGTCAGCAGCGGCATGACGATGGCCCCGCCCGATGGTTGCAGCGAGAGCGTCCGCGTCGATTGCGCCCATGCCTCGACCAATGTCAGGCCCGTGCCGAGCGAAGTACCGTTCCGCGAGCGCGTCGTGCAGGTGATGGTTCCGGACGCATCCGCCGCGCGTCCCTCGCCACGCTGGCGCACGGTGACGGCGGTGACCGCGCCGGCCGTCACGGCACCGACCGAGAAGATATTGCCGAGGCCATCGGCGACGATATCGCCCGCCGAGAAGCCGGTCCCGCCCGCGCCGATCGTCGGCGTGCCGCTCAGCGTCCAGAGCGGAACGTCAACGATCAGGCCCGCCGCGCTTGCGCTGATGAGCCCGGTGCCGACCTTGACGAAGCCCGAGCTATCGATCGCGGTGGCACCGAATGTGCCGCTCGTCCGCAACGCGAAGCCGCCGCCTTCCGGCCCGGTGCCGGATGGCACGAACTGTTGAAGATCGATGCCGCCCGCTGCCGACGCCGCCGCGCCACTGTAGGAAGGCTGGATCTGCAACAGGTAACCGTTTGGATCGCACGGCCATTTCGAGTCATACGATCCAAGAATAATCAGGTTCTTCCAGCCGATCAGCGCGGTTGACTGATCACCGATACGGAACGCGACATCGAGGTTGATGCCCTGTACCGCATGGGCACCGTCGTGGACGATCTGCATGCCGACGGTAGATGAATTACTCGACCCGGCGAGATTGTGAACATCAATCTCGATCCCGGTGCCGCCGCGCATGTAGGTGGCGCCCGCCGCCAGTCCGATGCCGAACACACCGCCGAAATTGCCGCCCATGCCGAACTGTGACACACCAAACCCGGCGGCCACGCCGCCTTGATTATAGTTGGCGCTCGAAAGCCCGTTGACCGCGACCATGATATTGTGCGCGTGCGCCGTGGCCGGGCCGGTGTCGAAAAGGGATGCGTTGAGACCAACCCGGCCGCCTTGCCAGCCCGTAGCCATCCGGTGTGTCGCGTCCACGACAACGACCGAGCCGGCGCCGCCATTGGCAAGGACGGCGTCGCTGTTCGATCCGAACGTAAACAACGAAACGTAGTTGGTGTTCGTCGTGCCGGACAGGTTGTTCCCCGCCGCCAACCAGACCGTGCTGGCCTGATTGTTCAACGTCAGCGGCTTGCCGATGCTGAGGAACGAGCGGATGTAAATCCCGCCGGTTCCCGCCTGTAGCATGTCGAGGATACCCGGCTGGCCGAGTGCCGTCGGCTGGAACATGGTAAACGCATCGGTGTTCGACGCCGCCGGCAGCAGTTGCAGCACGTTGCCGGATGTCGTCGAGCCGAGATTGATGCCGCCGGTTCCCAGTCCGCGCAGCAGCATGGTGCCGTTACCGGTGCCGGCCACCTGGATCGTCGGATTGGCGGCGGCTCCTGTCACATTGACATAATTGGTTGAGCCGCCGCCCAGGCTGGCGGTGCCGCGGACGGAGGCGTTGTTGCTGACGGTGAGCGCCATGCCGGTGGCCGAGAACGTCGTCGCGCCGGAAACCGTGCCCCCGGTCAGCGGCAGGAACGGGCCGCCGCCGGTTCCCACGACGGCGTCGACATAACCCTTCGTCGCCGCCTGGGCGGGCGCGCCTGGGTCCGCCGCCAGATACAGCGGCCCCGCCATGGTGCCGCCAGACAGCGACAGGAACGGGCCGCCGGACGAGATGCCGAACGAGGCGGAGACGTAGTCCCGCAGCGAGGCGGCGGTGACGCGTCCGGTCCCGGAGCGTTCGGCGATGAGGAGCACGGCATCGGAGACGGCGCCGAGGTCCGGCAGTGCCGGAATGTTGACGTTGGCGATCGGGAATGCGGTGAAGGCGGTCATCAGGGAAACGCCGGATCGACCAGCGCGGTGATGTTACCGCTGCCGATGATATCAGTCAGGTTTAAGTTCACGAACGCGCCGGCGGTATAACCGTTACGGATGCCGTAGGTCTGCGTCGGCACCAGTTGGGTATCCGAGACGATGACGCGGCCAATATTGAAGTTTGTCGCCGTCCCTGGCTGCCCTGTCGTGGCGGACCCTGATATGACGATCCCACCTACGGCTTTGAACGTGGTCTCGTAGTCCTGCACGAAGGGGATGTTGCGATACTGGCCATTGTTGTTGCAGATCACTCCCGTGATGGAGACGTTCATGCCACCGTTGATGCCGATGCCGCAGGCACCGTTGCGCGAGAACTCGCCACCCGAGATAATGAGACCCATCGGGTGTTCAGCCTCGATGCCGCAGCCGGAGGCACCTGTCCCTATGTCACCGATCACTCGTGCATTCATTGATGATTGAAGGTTTATGCACGGTGAAGCCGCGATCACCGGATCGCGATACTGCATCTGATCCTGCACATAATGATTGCCTGATAATAACGCACCACCGCTGCCGACCGCCCAGATACAGGCAGCCCAGGTGTGCTCGAAGTAATTGTTCAGAAACTTCGCGTTGATGTTGGCGAACGGCGCACCATAGCCAAGCCACACGCCATACCCCTGGCCGCCATTCGAAACCATGAACGGGATCGCCGTGTTATCGGGAACTGTTCCGGTCAATGGTGAGGCCAGTGTCACGGTGAAGGTGTTGGCCGCGTTGTTCACGGTGACGCCATCGACGATCAGGGTGCCCACTGGCGGCACGTTGGCGGGCGGCGCGGGGCCGATCTTCTGACCGGGGAATACGCCCGCCTGGCTGCCACCGGAGGCGGAACGACAACGTAAGGTAAGCGTGGTGCCGGGGCCTTGCGCGCCGACCGTGTTGTAGCTGCGTGCCAGGTTGGCGATCTGCATCTGACCGATATTGAGGAATTTGCAGCTTTCGACCCGCAAATTGGTATGGCCGCCTGCCGCGGCCACGTTGCTACCGGACGGCAGTTTGCACAGTAGAGGTTTGTCGATAGTGACCGACACATTGGTGGTGATCGCGGTGATCCGCGTTGCCGTCTGGAGCGCACCCGACGTGGGCGGACAGGCGAGCGACTGACCGACCGACAGCCCGGAGGTATCCGCGGCGGTCAACACCGTGGCGCCGTACAGCGCATCGGCATTGGTGGTGAAAGCACGGCAAAAACTGACCCCGGCGCCGCTCAGCGCGGTGTCGGGCAAGTTGCGGTTGAGGGTGATCGTGGTCGCGGTCGTGCTGATCACGTACATATTCGGATCGGCGGCACCGCTGCCGACAACAAAGGCACCGGGTTTGACCGTGGCGGGTACGCTGGCGACCGATAGCACTGCCTGACCGGCATTGGCCGTGGCGTTGAGAGTAACGGCGATAAGTGCTTCCCCGGCTGAGTTAATCGCCGTTGCGTTTGAATTCTGAAACGTGCAGTTGCGAAACGTCCAGTTCAGCGATGGCGAGGCAGGACCGACCAACGAAAACATATTTGTCGTATTGTTGCCGGTATTGCCGTCGAATATCATGTTTTCAATCGTGATATTCGACGTGTTACCCTGCGCGCCAATAAGCGCCGCGTTGGCGTTGCTGACCGGATCGAGCAGCAATTTTGTCTCGCCAGGATCACCCCTGATCGTCAGTCCGTTGGTGTTGGCGACAATCAAGGCTCGTGCCGACATCAGATAGGTGCCAGCCGGGATATAGACGGTCTTCTGTGGCGCGCCTGCCAGGGCCAGGTTGATTGCCGCCTGGATCGCGCCGCTGGCATCGGTAACGCCCGTCCGGTCCACCGCGGCGCCACTGACGCCCATATCGAGAACGTTGATGGTATCGACCAGTCGCGCCGCCACGGTGCGCGCGGTGGTGCCGCCCGTGGCAATGGCGGTGGAGGTCGAGACCGGCGCCGTCAGCGCGCCTGTGACGCCCAGTGTGCCACCGACCGTCGCGGCATTGGTGACAGCCAGACCGGTCCCGGCACCTGAGAACGTGGTGGCTCCGGTGACGCTGCCGCCCACGAGCGGCAGGTAATTCGCCGCCGTCGTATCGACGTAGCCTTTGGTCGCGGCGTCCAGGGCCACGGTCGGGCCGGTGGCCAGCGTCAGGCGGCCGGTCAGTGTGCCCCCTGTCAGGGGCAGTCGCGAGGTATCGCTCGGGTGCGTGTGATCGCCGCGAGACTGCGTGGTGGCGGTTCCGGCGGCACCGGCGCCGTCCATGAGCGGCACCGTGTCCGATGGCACCACGTTGGGTCCGGGAGGCCCGACCGGCCCGATCGGCCCCTGGACTCCCGGCGGACCCGGCGGTCCGACCCACCGCTCCGGATCGGGCGGGCCGGTGGTGGTCGTGCTGTAGTCGCTGTACGCCAGCCGATATGCCATCAGAAATACTCCGCCGCGACGCGTTCGCCGGACGACGGCAGGGCGATGTATTGATACAGCGACCGCTTTGCCGCCGCGGCATCGGCGCGATCCGTCTGCACGTTGAACAGCGGCCCGAGCATGTCGGCGGCGAGCACGACGTATGGATCGGACACCGCCTCTGGAATATCGAACGACGTCCATCGCGCGAGCCCGCGCGCGACGAGGTCGTTGTGGACGTCCATCACCGCCTGCCGCGCCTGATCGTCCGACGACAGCACCATGACGCCCTTGCGGACGCGAGCCTCAAGCATGGCGACGACGGCCGGATCGGCGGCTTTGCCGAAGCTACTGGAGGCCTGCGCCGCTGACAGCTTGACGAACTCCTCGACAAACGCGCGCGGCACGGCGGTCCCGTCCCAGAACACCGCGCCCTGGGCGTCGAGCGCGGCGTGAACGCTCGCCACCTTGTCGAGCAGCAGCGCCTGATCGCTGGCAAGTGGCGTCTCGTCCGAGGCGATGACGCCCAGCTCGACCAGCGCCATCGTCGCGATCGTCGCGACGCCGACCATTTCCGTCAGCGTCGGGCTGTCGTCCAGCGGCACCACGCGCACGCCGAGGCGGCGCAACGCCTGTTGCGCGATGGTGGCGACCGGCACGGCCATGGCTCAGTGCGCCGACGCGCCCCGGACGCTACCGCCCGACGGCGGCGGGATATCCCCAGGCTCCGTCAGGATGCCGGCGGCGAGGCTGGAGACGCGGGTTGCCGTGCCGCTGCCCGATGTCGCGTGCGCCGCCTGCACGTCGGCCTGGGCCTTGATCATCGCCTCGCCGGCCGCCTCTCGCGCCTTGCGCACCTCGGGCGTCGGCGGCGGTCCGGACGGTGCCGCCGGATCGAGCCCGAGCTCGACCATGTGGGCGGCATAGGCCGCGCTGTTCTCCTCGATGGTCGTCGCGGCGCCGCCTCTGGCCCCGAGCGAGCCGGCGCCGTTGAAATCGAGGATGACCTGCGCGCCGATCGAGCCCGCCGCCTGCGCCGCCTCGCGCGCGGCTTTCTGCTCGGGCGTTTCGGCGGGCGCGGGCGCGGGAGCCGCCTTGGTGTCGGCCGGCTTCGGCTCGGCGCCGCCGCCGGAGCCGGATGTCGTGGGCGGTGTTGCCATGTGCTTTCTCCTTACGCGTCAGCAACGGCGCTGGTATAGATAGTCACGCAACCGGCATCGACCGGCTTCGTCTGGTCAACCGTAGGGTCGATACCAAAGCGCAATTTCCCAATACCCCGCATTTCCTGCAGCCCGACGCCGTGCATGTAGCCATAATCCCTTGTGTTCGTCGTCGACTTCATCCTTTGCGCCCAGGCCACGCCGAGCGCCTGCGCGCCACACAGCACGCTGGCCGCGACATCGATGCCGCCGGCGCCGGCTCCGGCGATGACCGGCATTTCGGGAATTTCCCGGATGATGATGCCGTCGTAGAGAATGTCGCCAGCCGTGAACAACGGATTGTCGCGACCGCGATCCCAGGCGTATTGCAGCGTGTTGATGATCGTGGTGTCGAGCAGCAGGTCGCGGAACACGAGGCTCGGCATGAAGCAGACGAACCACTCTTCGTCGTCATTGACCGAGATCGGCCGGATGCGCGGCGAGGCTGAGCGGGCGATCCGTTTGGCCAGCGTGAGGATCGCGGCGCTCATGCGGTCGCCCGGCGAGGCGATGGTCAGCAGCGCGGTGGCCATGACACCGGAGGCGGCGTTGGCTTTCTGGTGGCCGAACAAGACCCGGTCGGCATTGTTGACCATCCAGGCGTTGCGCTGCGCCGCCGTGGCGGTGGAATACGGCACCTGGACCGAGCCGTCGGCGGTCATCGCCTCGAGCGAGGTGATGATGTCGTTGCGCATTTTCTCCAGTTCCCAGGTCATCAGCGCCTGGCGCGCGGCCTCGCGGAGGTCGATCACCGACTTCTGCTCGTCCCAGTCCGACACGGCCACCGCGTGGCGGAACGACGAGACGGTCAGGTTCAACGATCGGGCGTTGAGGATTTCCTCGTTGCCCTCGAGGATGGCGTTCCCGGTGACGCCCGCTCCGACCAGTCGCCGGACGGTGGGGAACACCACGGTATCGCCGGCTTTCCGGGTCAGGTCTTCGCGGACCTGGATCATCGAGCCCATTGTCGTGCCCATGTAGCGGGCGAACTGGTTCTTGCGGACGTATTCGGTGAAGAAGTCCGAATCCCAGATAAGCGGCGTCAGCCCAGGTCGGGCCGCCGTCAGGTTCATGTCGGCCACGTAACTATTACTCCCGCGTCGGGGTTGATTTTACGAGTGCGGATTGAACCCAGGCGGCGGGCCCGATCGTTTAACGCCCTGCGGCATTTGCACCCGATATCACCCCGGCGGCGGGTCCGCCGTTTACGCCCGGCGGCGGCGGCTCGCCCTGAAGGCGACGCCCGTTAAGCCCGGCGGCGGCTTGCCTTCACGTCCGCGTAACGCCCGATAACGCCCGGCGGCGGCGATTGCGGTTGTTCCGGCAGTGCCGCTGGTGACAGGGGGGAGGATTCGTCAACAGCGGCGAGGATGAGTCTGGCATCATTGCGCGACTCTTGCATAGTGGCGAGTTTCTGGGCCGCGTTTTCCGGCAGCCGGCGCTGCAGGCGCCCGGCGTAGAGGATGGCGGTGATGATCGCGAGGTCGTTCATCCGGCGT